TCATTTGCACCCTTCAAACGCTTTCTCTAGCGTTTCGTAATTTGCTTGACCATTTTCATAGTTTTCTGCTACGCACTGCATAAATCCAAGATCACTCTCAATGTTTCTACAATCTAAAATAACGAATTGCTTTGGCTTTTCAACTAAGCATTTTTGAGGAACATACACCACTTCTTTTTGAGCACATCCACTAAAAAAAACTGCGAGCAAAAGCCATAGCATTTTGACAATCAGTGAGGTTTTCATCTTTTACGTACTCCTTTATCGTTTTTATTTTAATTTCTGTTTTCCATTTGATCTTTTCTACTTCTTTATCAACGTAAACGATCTTCTCTTCTTGCTGTTTTTGACCGATAGCAATAGCATTTTCATATCGTGCTTTATCGGTAAGTAAGTATCCGTTTTCATCTTTGCATGTAGATAGATTTCTTTCTAAACTCCATACGTCCATTTTCAATGAAGCGGACCAACCTAAAGAGGCAATGAGCGCAGCAATTAGGATGTATGAAAGCGTATTAAGCTGATTGCCAAGGAATGTTTTAATGGCTGTAAGTGCTATGGCAAACATTAGCTTGCCCTCCTGCAATTTTGCAAACATTGATCTTGTTTGCCTTTGATCTCACTCAAATCTCTCTGTATGATGTCTTTATGAAACTGGATCATTTCTCTTGTTAAGGCATTGTTATTTTCGGAAGCAGTCGCAATTCTTTCTAGTGCATCGTTCAACTTTTCTCTATCTTCATTCATAAGATCATCTTGCTTCTTTCTATTAGTTAATAGATATGTCAGAACCAAGATAATCAAGAACAGAACACCAATAATGCTCAACTTTTCAAACGATGCTCCAGCTTGAACTGCTGTGTTGATTGCTTGTGCTTCCATTTAAAACCTTAATAATAAAATCAAAATAACTATGTCTTGTGCAAGTCCATTCCAAACTTCACTATGCTCTCCACCACCGTTCATATATTTAAAATTCCATAGTTTTGATGTGTAATATCCAAGCTCACACGCTAATGGAAATGCTAAACCTAAAATAATGATTGATATAAGAACTAAGTGCCACTCAATAAAAAATACTAAAGGTAACAAACATATCCACCAATAAATACCTCGAATAAATAACCACACACGACAATGATTTATCCAGTCTCTTGATGGGTCTATAATATGAGAAGCTAACCATTGAATACCGTTATTTTTTCCCTCTGTGTAAGGTGTAGGCATTTTATTTATTCTTCTCATGGTTAATGTTGCTTCACAATCTCCTATGCCAAAGCTTTCACCTATCACATATAAAATACCTACCGATAAAGCTAAATATTGGTTGTAAGATATGCTTAGTAAGATATAAGAGAGGAGTAAGCCTATAAATTTGCTCCAAACGCCATTCATGCCTCTTAATCTGTTTAGTACGGTAAACATTACAGTTGCTTTCTAAGTTCTGCTATTTGAGCATCAATGCTTTCTAGCTTACTTTTTGCAAACTGATTAGTGCTGTCAATCATAAGCTCTCTAAGAGGTCTTAATTGTTGAATTTCTAATTCTGCTATTTTAATTAAAATAGAATTTTTGTTGTTTTCTATTTCAATCTTTGCAAGTTCTTCTTCTGAAATAATTTGACCATTTTGTGTTATTATTTTAATCATACATCACCCCTATAAATACGAATTTTTGACCCTATTGCTATCGCATTAACAACGCTAGTTGTAAATGTAAGTTGTGTAATATTGGAAACAGTTGCCGTTTTTACTAATGTACTATCTTCTTTTAAAATAGACGAACCATTACTACTATTCCCAAAATTTATAGCCCTTGCATATCCATTATCACCTCGCTGTACATTACTGGTAAGAGATAACGAACTAGACGGCTGTAGTGTAATAATTTGAGGATTATTAGCCCTATTTGCTCCTATTGTTGTTCCATCAAACTGGACTAACTCTCTATAATAATTTGTAAGATTTGTATCTCCATTAATAAAACAATATAATCCTGAGCTATTTGCTGTTGCATTTGCTATTGAAATTTCTACTCTATAACTTTTATGTGTATTAATATCTAGTCCAGTAAAATCAATACTTGTTACTGCGCTTCCAGTTACAACGTATTCAGCCAAAAGAGCTTTATTTTTTAAAAATCCCTCTTCTTGCACAAAAGCTGTTGTTGCTATTTTGTTGCTATTATCCCCAGGTGTAGGAGTTGGAGCTGTTGGTGTTCCTGTTAATGCTGGTGATGATGATGGAGCTTTTTCATTAATTAATGTAAGCAAAGCCTCTGATGCAGTAGCTATTGAAGCCCAATTTAATGGAGATACTGTTGGAGAAGTATTGCCTGCAATTAAAACTCTATAAATTATTCCTTCAAACTCCCAACTCTGACCAATTACAGTTGTTTGGTTGGTCCATGTTCCCTGAAAATTAGCACTTGCTATGGCAGCAGAAGCAGCATATACAGCACTTTCTTCTTTATCATTAATTGTAGAGGCTGTACTATTAATTTCATTGATAACCGTTGTTAATTGCGATACAAAAGTAACAATCCATGCAATAAAAGCATCAAATCGTGTTCTAAAAGTTGGTATATCGTTACTGCTTGGTGCGGTAGGTGGTGTGGTTAATGTTTGATCTATCATATTTTCTCCTAAGTTAATCCAATTATGTTTACCGTGATAATAGTTTCTACTGGTCCACTCATGAGTGTAGAGTGTTTTTGTTTGTACCCATAGACGAGTAAATCATCAGAATACCCTGCCATGAATACAACACCCTTCCCTCTTGCATCGTTAAGTATCTTATTAAGAGCCATAGAATTTTTTGTTGGAGTGAATAAATCCAAATCGAGTGTTGGAGCATAATTTCCTTCTACCAGAGAAGTATCCCCAGTTGACGTGTCAGTTGCTACCGTTGAGTAATCCAACGCTCCTACACTAACTCCCCATTTTGTAATGCCTACTTCTTTGACTTTTCCGCAACAAAAAATACCGCACTTTGCATCACTATATCCGTTATCAATAGTGATTATAAGGGATATGTTTCGTGTCGCTGTGGTACGCTCATAGATAAACTGTGTTTTTCTGTTTTCAATCCAATCACCGTACCCATAATCAAAAGCATCGGAAATATCTCTAATCAAATTTTTTGTAAAAGTTTCAATGACTTGATGTGTGTTGTTGTCGATAACTTGGATAGTTACGCTTTGAGCATCTAGGTTTCCAAGATAAATAGCTTGTGACTCATACGCCAACATTTCCACAGTTATGTTCCCATTTCTAACGCTTTGTGATGTAAGGTATTTGTCAAACATTTTGTACTTGTTTGTTGTACCTAAAAATAACCATTTTCCATTTGGATTTTTTGTGGCATCATAAATAGAAGTTCTAGGATCAACACCAGTATTGGCAACTAAACATTTATACTCTCCGTAGTTATCAGGTAGATAAACTTGCGCACCAATTGCATATGCTGTTGAAGCATTCCAATCAGAATATGCTGAATTACTAATATTTGAGGAAGTTAGCGTAAATGCTTGTGGAAATAGTATTTTCATACGATAGCCTTTCCAAATTGCGCCTCTTTTAGAATAGATTGCAATGTTTTTACGCTTTGAACTAAAAGATTGATTACGGTGTCATTCTGTCCTGTTTGTGTGGTAACTAATTGCTTAAGATCAATCTGCTGTGAGGTATTGTTTACCTTTGTGAGCATCGTATCAACTGGCAATGAATACGTTGTGCTACCGTTTAGACTATCAAGTGCATCTTTGTACTTCTTTGTTGCATCAGTTGACTTCATGAGTGCATCGCCAAGACTAGCCCATGCTTCGATAGTATCTTGTGTGAAGTTATTTTTAATAGCTGCATCATACATTGATAAGAAGTTATCAACGGTTACAGAACTTGCACCTAAACTTGAAGCCAACGCCTCGAAGTCTTTTTGCAAATAGTTTGATGTAAACGCTAATTGCTCAACTGTTCCGCTACCTAAAAACCACTCTGTATAGCCTCGTTTATAGGTTGTATATCCGCTTACTGCCGTTGATATGGCTTCGGTAATCGTTTTATCAATTTCTGCTGCGTAATCTACCCAACTTTGATAGATTGTACTTAAGTTATTTGGGTTAATAGAAACTAAGAACGCTTGCACAACATTAGTGTCTAGGAAGCTTTGTAAGTTTGAAAAACGACCACCTGAAACAACAAGATCGTTATAGTTTCCTAACTGTTCTAAAAGGTAGTCATAAACTCCTATTGTGCTTTTAATGGCTTTGATTTCTTCATCGCTAAATGGAGTGTAATTTGTCCAAGAAGAACTTGAAAACCATGATTTTTTCTTGTAACTAGTCCAATACTGACCTGATGCACTATCTGCTGTTGCATTTCCTAAAATGTCAATACCTGCGCCTGTTTGTTTTGTTTTACCAAAAATACCGCCAAGAACTGATCCAATAATTGATCCTGCGATAATTCCTATTGGACCACCCCATAAACCAAGCGCACCACCAAGACCACCCAATGCCCCACCGATTGCACCAGTCGTTCCTGCATAGGTATCAGCACCAAAAATCTTATCTCCAAGCCATCCAGTTCCATAACCAACCGCACCACCAATAAGACCACCGCTTAACATTGATCCTGCTGTCATGGCTGTTGGTAGTCCACTCATACCTGCGTAAGCAAAAGGATTAGCAACGCCTGCTCCAAAGCTCATCAATCCGCTTGCAGCTCCACCCATTCCCATGCTTGCTAAAACTCCGCTTGCTGTTTGGAAACCAGTGATAATACTTCCGCTAATGCCTGCAGTAATCATGCTATATGCTGTTTTTAAAGATGAGGCGGTATTTAAAAGAGATAACGCATCGCTTCCTTGGCTTGTAACTGTTCCGCTTGCTTGATCGATTACAGTACCGCCTGCTGTTTTAATAACTCCATCACTTACAGTTGCTCCTGAACTAAGGAGTGAACTCATATCACTAGCGCTTAATGTTGATCCTACCAATGAAGCAGCTCCACCAAACCCAGTAAATGTTTTGAAGTTGTTTACAATACCGCCTGATATATCACTTGCTAGTGTATTTGTAAGCTGTTTTCTAATGTTCTTAAAAAATGAATTCAAGTCTAAACTATCACCATTAAAAGCGTTTTCAATGCTATTAGTTAAACTGTTCTCAAAAGAAGTATAAAATCCTTTTTCTAGCTTAAACGATAGTGTCTGTTCTTGAAGTTTCAAGTTTTTTAGACTGTTAATTTTGTCTAACAATCCTTGTAGTTCTTCCGATGTAGCTTTACCTTCCAATGATAGCTTCCCAAGCCATTCAAGCTGATTTTGATACCATGCTTCTATTTGAATATCAGAAGTAGCGCCATACATCTTTTCACGCTGCGCTATAAATTGGTCGTTTATTTTTTCGTTTGCATCGAATAACTTTACTTGCCACTCATTAGATTTTTTATACTTTTCTTCTTCTTGCTTAGTGAATTTTTCTACTGTTTCTTTATTGAGCGCTTGTGTTTTTGCTTGGTACTCTTTAGTGATAAGCTCTTTAGCTCCTTGAAGTTTCCCATACTTTTCTAAATCTTCATTGTATTTTTTTTCAAGTTCTATGTATGGTTTTGAAAATGCGTCTTGTTCAGATTCTGCTATTGAATATCCTATATCTAGCTTTCTTTTTCCCCATTCTTCATATAGCTTATCAGAGTCCTCTTGTTCTTTTTTTTGTAGTTTTAATTTATCATCTTGTTCTTTTTTATATAGATCATATCTTTCTTCTAATTGCTTCTTTGTCATTTCTATTGATCGTGTAAATCTATCATCTAAGTTATCAACTAAACTATAACTATCAATTGTTGGTCTTGATGGAACTATGCTATCAATTGATTTTTTAGTTGATTTGGCTTTTTCTTCTACTATACCTAATGATCCTGCTACACTTTCAACCCACTTACTCATTCCACTATAAGAGCTATCAATGATTTTAGACCATTCTCCAGCAGTTTTATCAACTATTCCTAAAGTTTCAGATAGCACCTTATATAGTGCATCTCCTGCGCCTTGATTTGCTTTAAGTATAGATGCCAATATCCCATTATCTTCTAATTTTATATTCCCTTTTTTTGCTAATGAATCAAGTTCAGTATTTGAGTTTTTAAGTGTTTTTGTAAAATTATCTATACTTGAAGAAATAGATGTTATAGATTCAGATAATGAAGAAGATGCGCCTGTAGATTTATCAATAAAACCTATTAACTCCATTAATGAGTTAGACATTGTAGTCATTGACTGTCCGACTGTTTTAAGCATTTTATCAAAGTCTTTATCTACCGCACTTGCTTGTTTTTCTAATGCTTTTATGATAATTTCTGTTGACAGTTCTCCATCTTCTGCAGCTTTTTTAAACGCTTGTGACGTCATACCACTACCTGCTACAATAGCTTGGTAAAGTGCTGGTGTTTGTTCACGAATAGATGCTAGTTCTTGCCCTACAGATTGAAAGTTACCGCTAAACGCTTGCCCTAGTTGGATAATAGCATTATTCATACTCTCGGCAGTACCACCGCTTACAATCATTGCTTTATTGATTGTCCCTGTAATACTTAATAGCTTATCTTGTGAAATATTGTAGTCTTTGGTAGCTATGGCAATACGAGAATATAAATCTGCTGTTTCTTTAAAACCTAGTCGTGTTTGTTGTGAGATATTGAATAGTTCTTTATGCGCTTTTGTCTGTTCTTCTATGGAACTTGTAACCAATCTAAGCCTAGACTCAACGGTTGTCATTTTGTCAGCAGTTTCTACATAATATTTCCCTAATTTCGCTACTTCATATGCTGCTGCTGCAAAACCTATACTTTTTAGAGTCGATTGTAGTGAAGTAAAGGACGATCCTAAATTGTCAGAAGATTTTCTAAGTGAGTTGGTGGAAGCTTCGGCTTTTTTTGCTTCCTCCGTAAACTTTCGGATTGCTACAGTACCATTGTCGTGGACTTGTATGTCTATGTTTAGAACTGCAGCCATGTAATCCCCTCATATTTTTTATGAGAGGATTTTATGATATGGAAAACTAAGCTTTGTGGTTAAGGCTAAGTTGTGAACAATAGAACGATCCAAGGCTTAGAATAAGTGGTATAAATTCTTTTTGGATATGATCTTTACTGTATCCATCAGGACAAGCCCATTTTATAAAATCTTTTAGAGCTTCATACTTCAAACCAGTTGCACCATTAAAACCATAATCAAGAGGACAACGTAAGATAATATCTACTATCGCAATACTCCAGCTATCCTCTAAAAATATAACGGTTGAGTCTGGGTTATCCTTGATAGCTTTTTTTGCGCTTTTACTTAAAGATCGCTCACCAGTTTTTCTAATATCTTGACATAGCCACTCTTTAATTCGTTCTATTTTTCCTGCTTTTTTTCTTGGATAGCCTCAAAGATTGTTTTTTGCACTTTTAAGTATCCGTAGCTCTCTGCAAGCGCAATAATTTTGTCTTTATCATCTCCAGTAAGACAGATATTCATTTTCCATTTTACAATGTCGTTTTCTTTATCTTCTGGCTTTGTTTTTTCTCTGTGGTCAATTAATTTATCTTCAATATCAAATTTCACATTGGTTAGTTTTTCAACTTGTTCCCAATCTTCTTTTCGTTTTGATATTTCTAACTGCTCGATAGTACGTTTTAACTTCTTTTCTAGGTCAAAACCTTTTTTAACTGCATCCGAGTACTCTTTATGCTTCTTTTCAAGCTCTTTTATCTCTTTGCTGTTAAGATCACGGTAAAAACCTTTAAGAGGGGTGCTATCCTCAAACTCTTTCATCTCAAACTCATGTACTGGTAATAAAACTGTCATATCTTTCCCCTTGATTGTTTTTCCCCTTGATTTCATATTTCAGGCGCTCAAGGAGGAAAGCGCCCGTTATTAAGCGATTGTTCCGTACTTAATTTGGAATTGGTTTTCACCAGTAGCATCACCTTGCAGTGAATACTTGACTGTGAACGCTTCTTTACCGTTGATGCTTGTTTCTGTTGGAGTACCATCAACCACAGCTTGACCGCACGTAATTTGTACTTTTTTACCATTAACTGCACCAGCTTTAATGATAACTGGAACTGTTGATCCTGCTGCAAACGCTGTGTAAACGTCCTCATTCTCTTTTAGGTATGTGACTTCAAGTGTAGAGTCAAAATCTACCCTTTCATAGTCTTTATACCCTACAAAGTATTGTTTCTGATTGTCATTTGATTGTGTAAGTGTGAATGATTGAGCTTTTACTGCTACACCGCTAATGGTTACTGTGTCAATAGATTTCAATACCAGGAGCAATGTTTCATCTATTGATGTAGCCGATGGGTTATCTTCCGCAACGCTTGTAATGGTTGTAAAACCATTAATAACAGCACTTTGCTTGATAGGCTCTCCAATGTTACCGCTAATAGTTAGCGTACCTACTGCGCCAGTTAATACACGTTTTCTTCCATCTCTCCAAATTGCTACGCTTGATAAATCGCTTGGTTGAGATTGTGAAGGAACATAAGAAACTGATAGCCCAGTTTCAATTGCTTCATCAAGTCCACAAATTTTATAAATATCATCCCATACAGGAGGAGTATCAAGTGCAGCACCAGTTCCATCGTTTCCAAGCAAGAAACCTTCTACTGTTACCTCTCCAGTCGTATCGTCTGTATTCATCCATGTTGTTTTATTGCCTAACTTTCCGTTAAGCTCTTTAAAGCTTCCACTTCCTGACGTAGGTGTTACCCTTACATCTTCATTTGTAACTGATACTGCATCCGTTCCTGTTGCTGTTCCGCCATATTTTACGGCAACAACTACCTTTTTGCTATCATAAAGTGCCATGAAACACCCCTTTTAATGTTTAATAAACAACATCATAAGGGGTTTAATAAGTGTGTTTGTGGTTAAGCGGTAGGAATGTTTTCCCAGTGTTCAAAATCAACATCGCAGATATTCTCGAAGTAATCCATCCCTGCAAATTTATTCCCTCTTTGGTGAGTTTTTAGTATTCCTGTTTCAATCCTAAAAGCTCCAGTAATGTCAATGATTTTTTCATTTACAACACTTGCCAAAAAGTCTGATATTTTATCTGCCATGATTACAGGATTTGCATAGATATAAAAACGATATGTTCCTGCATGATAGATTGTTTTTGTAGCTACTCTTTGAGTATCGTTAGCCCAAATTTTAAGAGTCATATAGTATTCTGTTGGCTTTATTGTTTGACCTTCAAACCAAAGATATACTTTTTTGCCTTCATAGGTAAAGTAGTTTCCTATCGTGTCTTTGCTCATTTGAGTAATAAGCCATTTTTCAAAGTCTATTTTGATTGATGCTTTCATTTTATTTTATCTAACTCCCTTTGAAGTTTTGGCTCAAATTCGTCTATAATTGGCTGAAATCCTTTAGGCAACTGTTCAGAGCCTACCCATCTAATAGTTCCGTTAACCATAGCTTGTCTGCGCCCACCATCTATCACATACGCATGAGGCGCAATGTTTGATATTCTCCAATTTAAAAGACCTAATCTCTCTGGTGGTTGCCAACTATCCCTTAATTCTCCTGTGTCGACTGGTGTTATTACCTCTAAGTCACCGTATAAAGAAACAGCTCCAGTTTTAACAACTCTATCACGCTTTTTTAATATAGCTGCGAACTCTTTGTTAATATCATCACTAAACGCCACCATCTGTCCTTATGTTGGCATAGTAAAGCACAATAGACTCATTGATAGGGTAACTATCAACAAAAGTAACCACATAAGACTTGTTGCCAAACTTCAATTTATGCTCTTTTGTGATCTCCGTTGTTGTGTAAATAGGAGCATCACCCATAGCAATTAATCCCTCTTTATAGTCCTTGGTTGCGTAGTTAGACACTAGACCAATTATATCACTTTCCGAATGTGTTATCGTAGTTCCATCGGGGTCATAATCTCCAACTGTGGACGATACTAAAATCATTTTTCTACCAAACTTTTTAATGAGTTTCGTTGCTACGTTTTTAAGGGTATTACTGAGTGCCATGTTATCCCCTTACTATTCGTGTACCACTAAACATAAAAGGGCTTAATAGTCTTGTAACCATAGGAGGCATAGATTTATTTCCTTGGCGTGTCTGCACTTCAATAACTGCTATCTTAATGCTTTGATACGCTTCCATGTCGTTTGGCTCTGTATAGTCCTCAGATAAGCACCAAATAGCTAACTCACACACCGCATCTTTGACACGTTTTGGAATGGTGCTACCATCTACATCAATACCATCATCAACAAGACCAGTACGAGGGAATTTTAATGCTTGTGTGTTTACTGATTTGTAGCCTAAAAAGTCTTTTTGATCTATGATCTGCGTTGCTTGGATAAGTGCTTTTGATCTGACTGGATCGGTTGAACTATCCCAGTCTGCTGAGTTTAGTCTATCCTCAAAATATATTTTGGCATCTTCTAAACTAATGTATGAATTTGTGCCTACTGTTAAAGCCATGTTCTAGCCTTTTTATTTGTAGTATAAAATTTATGTGATGGAGATTTGCGGTTAAGAAGAAGCCCTCAATTAAGAGGGCTATGTGTTATTTTACTTTCTTTTTGGGTGCTTCAAGTTGCACAACTTCTACGCCTGCATCTTGATATGCTTTAATGATCTTCTCGTCGTTTGCATATACTTTTTTAGCGTTAGGCTCTACTCCATCAAAATATCGAGGAGCGATGTACGCTCCGCTAACTCCTTCTACTTCATCATTTGAGTAAATAAAAGTCATTTATTCTCCTTACAGTACGTTAAGAAGAACGCCAGCACTTGATTTCTTATCAGTCGCTTTTAGTTCCCAGTTGGTTTTTGTTCCAAGTGTTGCTAAAGTTGGGTTAATACCGCTTGCTGTTTTCCAAGAGTAACCTTTTACGTTCAACGCAAATGATCCCTCAGCTTGGATACGGTACTTGATGTTCTCTTTACCAGTTACAATATCAGACAAGAACTCTCTCGCTTCACTCTCAATAATGCTTACTGCGCCTGCTGTTAAGCCAAGAACGGCAACGCCTGCTGTCATACCTAGACCTGCGCTATCTGTAACAAATACAGGACGACCAAGTGATCCAGTTGTGCCAGTATAAATTGCACCATAAGCAACATCGGCTGATCCGTTAGCAATTGCTTGACCTACTAGATCGTTATATGTTGCACCATTCATAACGAAAGCAACAATAGAGCCTGAAGCATCACCAAAAGGTTTTAATGCGCTATTTAACAACGAAGGAGTGATTGAGGCAACACCAGTACCAGTTACTAAAGTTGATTGTGACTCAATAGAGGCACGAACTGCCGTGATACCTGCATTAAGAGCGTAGTTAACAATACCTTTACCAATCTGTTCACCGATAGCAGCTGAAAAAGCCTCCGCATCAGAACCATAACGTTTAGCATCTACTGTTTTAAACTCGATTGCACCAGTTCCCCAGTAAATTTTGATTGTATTTTCATCTCTGCTAGAGACACCTTTAACAGTAGCATCTGTATCCGCTGCAATATCACGTCTCACGATCAATGATGAAATTTCAGATAGCATACTTTCAGAAAGCATATCACCGCTAATCATTTGAGTACCTAAAGTAATAGCTCCTGCTGTACCTGCTGTAAATGCCTCTACATTCTGCATAATGGTTTCAGTTGCTGTTGTATGAACAATTACGTTGTCAATTTTTAATGCCATTTTTTATCCTTTATTTTGGTAATTTTAAATAAGCTTCTTCACCATGCTCTTTGATATATTTACCTTTTTCAGCATGACTCATTTCGCTTCTTTTCTTTGATCCGTTTCCACCATTCCCACCAGTAGGTGTACCGCCGCCGCCGTTACTAGTTGCTTTAAATAAGAACGAGTTGTTAACATCAGCTTTAAACTGCGCCATTTTTTCAGAAATAGACAAAGGTTGACCGCTACCGTTTCTAATAGTAGTACCGTTAGCATCACGATACACTATATTGCCATTGTCAATAGTTGCACCATCTTTTAATGACTCGATTACAAGCTGTAACGCTCTATCGTTTACAACGTCATTACCTGCACCTAGTTTTGCGATCTCAACCTCAATCAATTTGTCTCTAAAGCGTGACTCTGATTGTGTTAATTTATCGCTATACTCTGCTTCTTTGTCTGCTAAAAGCTTTTGAAGATTTGCAATTTCAGCCTTTGAGTAATCATCAGCTTTCAATTTAAACACTTCTTTTATTTGCTCGATAGTTAAGTCATCCGCCTCAACACCAAGACCATTAGAAATGCTTTTAATCCTCTCTTTTGCCTTGTCTCTTGTTTGCACAGCCTCGTTAAATTTTCCCTCATATGCTTTTAAGTCATCGACAGTCTTTTGGAACTGTGGCTTAAACTCATTGAGAACGTTTTTAACGTCGTCAATCTTTCCCTCGTCTAAGAGTGATACTACTTTTTCGAAATCCATCGAATATCTCCTTTTTTATCGTATCCACGATTTAGGAGAAGATTACAAAAGTGTATTAAGTGGTTTGCGGTTATGTGGAGGTTAAAACTTTTCGTTTAGTTCTTTGATCGTAAATCTTCTACCATCTTTAACATCGACAAAGCTTTTTATGCTGAGGCGTTCTTCTTTGTATAGCTTATAGCGTGCATCGCCAAGATATTCATTTTGGAATTGTGCGGACTGAGTAGAAAACCAATCTTGGAACTTCACATTACTTTTTACTTGCCCTGTTTCGTCTCCGTTTTCAGGTCGTTCTGTTACGGTGTCAAATGTTGTTAATGGCTTTAGTATGCTTCTACAATGGAAATGTCTTTTTGGTCTATTTGGTATCGTAGAATAAGAGTATTTAGGCTTCATGTATTTTACTCCATCAAGCGCTGCACATTGTAGCGATGTTCTACTATCAAGAACTGCGACACTTTTCCATCCAATAATGACATCAGCGAACACATTGTCATACGTGTAAATGTTAGCCCTATCTCTCGCCTCTCCTACTGCCGTTTGTACTAAAGTACGCATATTTAACGTAGCTTCTGCGCCAGCTTCTTTCAAGCTCTTGGCAATATTGGTATAACCATCGTTGGCAGCTAAACCACCGCTTATTATCTGTTTATACTTCTCAACTTGTGCGTGTCCTGCGTTGTTGAACAGCTCGTTAAGCGTGTATCCTTTGCCATTAAGCACCATAACATCATCGAAACTCAATATTTTCTTAATGGTATCTTTTGGAATAGCAGCGAACGTATAACCTAACTTGGCGGTATCATTGATGTAATTGAATTGTGTTTTATAGTCGAACTGTGCAAAGCCTTCCATATCGTCTTTAATGTATGGCTTAATATCTTCATAAATTCCGCCTATTTCTTTCTCTATGAGTGATTTAAGAGCATTTAATCTCCTTGCTTCATCTACGCTATCAATCTTGGCTAACTTTCCTAAAATGATCGTTAGAGCGTTGTCTAACGAGGAGATATAAGCTTTCTCTGCTGAGGATTGGAAACGCTCCTCTAGCATTTGAAGCTTTACGGCAATGTCGGTCATTTATCTTTCCATTTTTCAATACATTTCATATAAATAAGCTCTGTAAGATATGGCAAACATTCATCTTTATAGTTTAAATCTTGGTTTACTGCTTCCATAATTCTAAGGGCACAATGAACACTCTCATGAACTAAAATAGATTTGTCATTTTCAAATACACCAATAAAACACCTATTGTCTCTTTCATCTTTCCACATTAACCCTTGGTAATTTTCTAAGTCTATTTCCCATCCGAAAGATAATAGTAGTTCTTTATAGCTCTCTTTGTCCTGGCAAAAATGAACATTTTTACCAAACATATCAATGTAAAAATGAGTATCTTTCCTTAGTTTGATAATTTCTTTTTTAGTCATACAATACCTGCCATGCTTTGATTTCTAGCTTCTATTTCAGCCTTTGCATTTTCTCTATCAAACTCTTGGATAAACTCTCTGCGCTCTAACTCGGTCCATAACTGATCTAATGTAATCTGATTGTCTTTTTGCATTTGTAGATACACTTTTGCTTGTTCTGCACTCAATGCTCCAACAAAGTCACGGTTACTTGTGATCTCCCCTTTTGCTTCTTGGTTCATCATCTGACACCAAATTCTATAAGCTTGATTAATAGCCCATTGAATTGATGTCGCAATAGAAGATAAGTCTGACGTTTCAGAAGATGATACTATTGCTGCTTCTGTTGCTGTACGATCTTTGTTATCAGAAGTTAAGAAAGATAAACCGATTGAAGTCATACGAGTTTCAATGTTCTTAATCTCCTCTTGGAGCTTGTCGATAGAAGTTCCTGCAAACTCTACCCACTCAAAACCGCTATTTTCTTTATCCGTAAATGTGATAGCCGTATCAACACCTATAACTACTTGTCCACCTTCTTCTTTGTTTGGCATACCGTAAATTACTGGAATTGGGTTTGCAGCAACAAAAAGAGATTTATCGAGCTGTGATAAAAAGTTATAGTGCTTTAAATTTAGTTTTGCAAGTGGTAAGAACTTTGGTGTTCCTTGTAAAAATCCTGTCTTATTGCTGTAAACTGGAATGATAGGGATATAATCTAAGTTATTATTCCATTCATAACAAACTTCATTTTCTCGGTATATTTTACCGCCACCAATGAATAAAACTCGTTGTTGATTTACTGTTTTTTCTCCAAACTCTCCATCTTCTTCAACAATGTTTTCATCGATAGTTATTTGTGTAAGTTTTTCTCCGCTCATTCTTCGATTGAGTATTTGTGAATATTTTACGTGTGAAAAGTAAGGAGTTAGTTTTGAGTCTAATTGTTGTTGAAAGCTTACAATAGCTTCTCCGTTTTCGATCTTTGGAAAGTCAACGATAATAAAGCTAATACCATCCCAAAGAGAGTTAACCGTTGCTTCTTTTGCAAATTCACTTAATGATGTGCTGTTTCTATCAACGTCCTCAGAAGCGATTTTAACAAATAGACTGTTTAGATCATCTGACCAGTTCAAAGGCTTACGAAATAGCATACCTTTAGCTGTATTGATCGTCTTTTCAACGACATTGTAAAGGACTGAATTGAGTTGACGTGATTTATAGCTATCTTCTGTCTCTCTTTCCCACTTTATTAAATGATCTTTGACATCATTATTTCTAAAAGAGTTCATTATTGCTAAATTTTTAGCGTTATTACTATGCAAAGAGTCCGTGAATTTTGGTGAATTTGACATAATTCCCCCTGTTTGATATTAAGTGGAGTATAGTCAAACGATGTATCTATTTTGTGGTTATCTCATAATAAATGATGTTGGTGTGAAAGTATTTTTAGTAAGAGGGAAGCGCCTTACGATGAAATAACCCATACTATCGTTATAATCGTCAATCGTCCCTGCTCCTGAAAACTTCTCAGGCTCTCCATTCTTGTCGAATACTTGCTGTTCTAAAGCTTCTGTACCTTTAGGGCATTTATTGGTGTTGATAAGATAACGTCCGTGAGACAAAAGACCATTGACTGAATTAACTCTATCAATAATACGTCCATTTGCTTGTGGTGCTTCAATTATAAACCCTGCATCACGTAGTATTTGAATATCTGACTTGGTAGCATTTGAATGTCCACTATTTCCGCTTGCATCTGGGAACATTACTACTTTATTCGTTGGATATATTTTGCGGATATTCGTTGGTATTGTGAACGTGTCTTTACTCTCTATTTCGTCCACTCTTATGACTACATTGCCTCTTATAACGTGAATTGTAGATACACACCCACCAACGTTAAAGTCTTGACCTATAAGTAACGTATCGTTCTCTTTGGCTTCTTCATTGCTGTGATGTTTGTGTCTATCAAAATAGCTATAAACTGTGCCACTTGTTAGATTTACAAATCTTCCTTCCATATACGCTTCAAGAAGATTAGGAGGATAGCTGTTTTGTAAATCTTGGATAAAGTCTTGTGGCAAAAACGGATTATCTAAAGTTTTTGCACGAATAATCCTACCCATTTGCATTTTTTCAAATAACTCATAAGCTCCTGCAAAACCTTCGGGGGTTGTCGTGTTAAACATTTGGCGTACATTACCTTTACGCAAACGACCTTGGAGCTTTTTATATGCCATTAACACTATTTCTTTTTTGACTGTATCCATTTCATCTGTTCCAATGAACGCAGCATTAACACCGATTAGTCTTTGCCAGTTTTCCAAAGAGCGCATGAGTATTTTTGTTTCGCCATTTTCAAAACGTATTCTAAGATTCGGTTGTGGAGATTTAACAAGCGTATGTTCTATGTCGTTATCTTCTAAAAACGATGTCATATCAGGGATAAGAATGTCGTGCAATAGTGGAGCGGTAGGCTCTAGTAATATGCCTGTATGCCCTACGTTCTTTGAGGCTAAATCGTAGGCTTTACATACAAAAGAAAAAGTTTTTCCTGCTCCATACCCTGCTAAAAGTAGTAAGTGGCGAGTAGTATCATCTAAAAGGAATTCTTCTTGATGGGGCAATAATTCAATCACGCCCATTCTCTTTTAAAATCTGTTTTTTCTTTTCTTCACTCATTGAAACAAAGCCAACGTATTTTGTTTTTGTATTATTGTCTGATGGATCATCATTTTCTTTTGCGAATATTCCAAAATGTCGCGCGAGCATTTCCAAAGCTCTAAGCTTGTCGTTTGCTCTGTATTCTTTAATCTCTGCCCAATCTTCTTTATCTGGCCCACTCTTTTCAATACGTGTCTTAATGGAAGCTATCGCACACGCTACTTCATCTTCTAAATCATGTGGGCTTCTTAGGTTTCCGTTATCATCAAATATCTTTCTAATATCAAAAAATGCTATCTTTGCAAGTTCAATAATGACTTTATCGGCTGTAATATCTGTTCTTTTTTGTCTTTTTTGCTGTAATTCTTGAATTCTTTCTGAAACCTTAACATTGCTTAACAATCTGCTTGCTTGCTCCACAGCTGTTTTTGCACTAAACCCAGCTCTTATTGCTGCTTGTTTTCCATTTAAGTCAATAAGATACTCGTTGCAAAATCTCTCTTGCTTTGCAGTTAAAGCCATCACTCCATCCAATCAAACAAGTTTTTACCAATAATGCTCTTGTTTTTCTTTTTCTCTTTCTTCTTCTTTGGTCTTAGTATGTTAGCTATTCTTTGGAATAGGTTTGAGGCTTTGCGAGCTTGTGCTGCTTGCTTTATAGCCTCTCTTTCGTCCATGGTCGCATCTTTAATCTTTCTGAACAGATCGTTAACGTGTCTTAGGTCATCTGTGAGATCGATTGATGAAGCAATAAGTGAAGCTAGTGCATCGTCTGATAGCTTAGATATGGTGTTTAGTTCTCTTTCATACTTGTCAAGACCTCGAGTTATAGTAAAATCTTCTCTTACTCTATCACGGTCTGCCCTACCTTGGTATCTTCTTCTTAGTAGAGTTACACAACCAATGAGATAAACTTCTGCAGTTTCAATATCATCGTCTATTTTTGCTATGCACTTATTGTATAAACCATCTATTTTTTCACTCATACATTCCACCTTGCTTTCATGGCTTTAAAGTTTGCTTTTTTGTTCTTTGGGCTTTCTAGCGTTACGATTGCATTTCCTTTTCGTGATGGTTTTAACATCATTCCTTCTGCGTATCCATCTCTGTACCCAAGCATTGATCCAGTATTGACTAAAAGTTGATTGTGTTTTTTCATTTTGTAGTGTTTTTTATCAATGAAGTAGCAACTATCCCATGCTAACATACTTTGATGAGTGTGCCCCATTAATACAAGATCAGCATTTGGAATAATATCGCTGAGTCGTTGCATCTTGTTCATTGCTCCGCCTTTTGTAGCTCCTCCGCCTGCTCCATGATGTATCATAATCCAATATGTGAAGCTATCAAACTTTAAATCGATGATACACATACCTTTGTGGTAAATATCTTCAATACCTAGTCTATAAGCTAAAAACTCATTGATGTCTATTCCTGCTTCTTTTGCTGTTCTTACCTCATGATTACCAGTTGTCATTGCCAACCATCTTGACGTTGGTATTTTTGAAAGTATTTCAACAGCCATTTCGAGTTCTTTTTGAGGTGCAACAGCGTTATACACGTCTGTTTTACTGAGTTTTAGAGCATTGTTTAGATAATCACCTATTCCGATAACATAAACATTCTCTTTTGAGTTAATGTAATCGATGTAACTTTTTAAAAGTTTAACATCACACGCATTGTCACCTATGTGTAAATCTCCTAGCGCCACTATCTCAATTTCATCAAAATTACAATGGTTAAGATTTTGTTTGATGTACTTCAATTATTTCCTTTTTGCTCAAAATGTAGTAAAAACATTGCATTACAAGCCAAGTGTTTTAAATGGCTTAATCCACTCTCTTTATCTGTTTTTTCTCCTTTAAGGTATGCGTTCCAATGTCTGTATAGTGCATCTTCATATCTTCTTTTAGCATCTGGTACTGATTGCCATGAGTTAGGCTCGTATTTTTCTGCACCAAATGTCAAAACCTCTGCTACTCCATCCACAAATTGAGGAGAAACTAAAGTCATTAATAATTTTCCGTTGTCGTATTTCATTCCAGTACCATTTGCGCTATTTAATGGCTCATTTTTCGAAGAATTATTGTTAGACATACATTTCCTTTGACTCAATGTCTTTTGCTTTAATTTTGTGCGTTTTTATGATTTCTTTCAATTCTTCTATTGTCCACTTCTTTGTGACACCTCTTTGACTCTCTAACCACTCTACTTTTTCGGCGCCTATTTTTTTAATTAAATTGATACGGTACATTGCCAAGTTACCTGATAAGTGGTTGTTGCAGATAGAGCATTGAGCGTGTATGTTATCCTTGTTGTATCGTAGGAATGAGTTATTACCCTTTGGTAGATAGTGACCTGCATGAAATTGTCTTGAATTACCTTTGTATCCGCATGAGATACATACCTTGCCATCTCGCTCTCTGATGTATTTGTTTACTACGGTTTCGGCTAATCTCTTAAGTGTAGCTAGGTCGCTATCTTTGAATTGTTTGATGGCTTTGCGCTTGTCTTTTCCTTGCTGCGTTTTTGCTTTCTCTTTGGCGTGTTCTAAGGCGCATAAATAACCGCACGTTGTTTGCATTGGTCGTGTTGGAATAAAGCTGTTTTTACAATGCTTGCAGGTTTTTAGTCTTGGTGGTTTAGTCATTCAGATTCCTTTTTATTAAAATATCTTCTAACTACATAAGACCTCAAAATACTAATCACGGTAAACCATAAGCCAATCATCAAATTATCAATCAATGCCACATAAATATCAAACATTGGAAAAATAATTATTTGACTTAAAAAAGCCACAACGTAACCAATAATTACGTTGCTAAGGCTTTCCATAAGTGAATGTGTTTTAGTTTGCATTAAAATAAACTTCCTTGTACTTGTTCTAATCGTTTGTTTGCTATGGCTACATAGTCAGGTTCTAATTCTGTGCAAACCCATTGAAGTTTTAGATGCGTAAGACATTCACAAGCCAAAGCGGTTGTTCCACTTCCTAAAAATGGGTCATATATTTTAAATCCCTCTTTTGCGTAATATCTAAGTATTAGTTTAAAAAGTTCGACTGGTTTTTGTGTAGGATGATAACGAGTTTCTTTGTTTGCCATATCTTGCTGAATAAAGCCGTCCCATTGAAAACTGTAAACCTTTGAATTTTTATCAAAGCTTGTCCAAGCATGTTCGCAATTTGCAAAAGTCCTTTCTGGTAAATTTTCGTGTTTGTACCAAGTAAGCATACATCGTGTGTTTTTTAAATATTCGATAAAATAGTTACCTCCAAAAATAATTTGGTCTTTGCTAATTCTAAATAACTGCTCGAAAATATCCTTGCTAGGTATTTTAGAATCCCAATCTTTTGCCCCAAAGTCTTTAGCCTTACCCCTAAAACTGCCACCTCCTACACTCCCTTTGGATGCGGCATTTATCCCATAAGGTGGGTCAGTAAGCACCAAGTCAAAATATTTATCAGGTACTTGTTTCATAAACTCCAAACAATCGCAGTTGTAAATTTTGTTTAATTCAAATGGCATACTCATCTTCTAACACCTTCCACAAAATATCCACTTTTCAATGTATCCCTATCGCTTACCGTTAACCATGCACACCCACATTTACACTCATGTAATATTTCTGAACTGTCAAATTTTTCTTTACAGTTGTGGCAGAAATAGTGATAACGTAGTGCTATTGGTTGTTCTTTTTGCTTAGCCATTAGATACTCGGAACATAGATTTTTTCTTCGCATGGAATACTTTTAGATATAAATGAGTTTTCCTGCATTTCATACTTCCACTTTTTGCCGTTGTATCTATCTTTTGTACACATAAACGTACGCTTTGTTATTCCAGTTTTTTCATCTTCTTTCACAGTTAGGAAGAAAATAAAATCGCTATCGTAAACTTGATCCCCACTACCTTTAAGCGCAAATCTTCCGTTTCTTAGATCAGCCTCGCTAATTTGGTTAATAAGCATGATAATCACACCAGTTTCTTGGCATAACTTTGCAAGTGTTGAAGAAATTAAAGAAGCTTTTTGGTGGTCCTCTCCATTTCCTGATACTTTTATCTTCATTTTTGAGTCAATAGCTACAAATTTAACGCCTTTTGAAGCGTAAAGTTTTATAAGACCTACAACATCATCAAGATCATTTCTGTATTGCTCAATAAGTAAATTTTTATCCTGGTATTGATTGAGGTTTTCTATCTTGTGAGATAAAAGATTTTCGTACATTTCAAAGCTAAAGAAAAGACATTTGTTATACTCCGCAATGTTTGCCAAAATATTCAACACCATTGTTGACTTACCGCTAAAGCTCTCTCCAGCTATATTGATGAAACTACCCTCTTGAAAGCCACCGTTTAGCTTTTCATCTAGCCAAGTGATACCAGTTGCATACTTTGGTGTCTTTGGTTTGCTTTTAACTCTTGCGCGTAAATTTCCTGCACTCTCAATTTCGTATGTTTTACCCTCTAGCGTATCAAGCTCTGTTAGTGTTGCTTGTAGTTCTGCTATTTGAGCTTTTACTTTATCCCTAAGCGACATTTAGCGACCTTTCAATACGTTTTTTTGCTAAGTATGAGTGATAATCTCTTGCTATTTCAATCGGTAATGCGCTTTGAGCAGTTATCATTAGCATTTCTTGCTCATGGCTACCTTTGCACTTCTCTGCAATTTCATAAGCCAACAATGAGATACTTCCGTTATCTGACAATCTCTCGTTAATTCTTTCAACAATTCTTTTTTTGAAGTGGCTTTGAAAATTACGTTCATCAAGTTTAAAGAGCTGTTCATGTTTTACGCCCATGAGTTCAGCTTCAAAGAATGTGTTTATGATCGCATCCTCTATGTTTGCTTGAACGCTACCGTTAAAAAATTCCATTTTCTTTCTCCCACTTGTCTATGTTCGCTTGACGTCTGCGCTCTGCTTCTGCCATTCGTTCGTCTAAGTCTTTGATTTGGTCTAACGGAATTGTTGATAGGTCTTGTTGTGCTTGCTGTTTATTTCCTTTGCCTGTATCCCACGTAATGAGTTTTAGTTTCCAGTTTTTAACCTGCTTACCCTTGTTGTCTTTCCAGTTTGAAGCGGTGTAGTATTTAATAAACTTCTCAATGTCAACACAAAGTTTATTCTCTAAAACGTAGTTTGTAATTTCTTCTCTTTTAGGAGGGATAAACTCAGATTTTTTTGAGTTTACAAGGTCTTTTTTTGGAGTATCTTTAGATACTCTTTTTTTAGTATTCTCTGTCAAAAGATTTTTACTTATATCTAAAGGCGCATTTGCTCTATACGTAAAGTCGCTTTTCGTATTTACGTAAAGTACAGAAAATAACTCATTGAAAAGTTCTCTATCAATGCTGTAATAAGTCAATCTTGACATAGTCATTTTTGTTTTAACGATGCCTAAATTTTTAAGCGCAGATAGTGCATAATCAAACTCTCTACGAGTAAATCCTAGTTCCTCGCACCAACTATACCCCTCTTGGTATAATTCGTGGCTGCAAGGCTCTTTAAACTTGAAAAAACTATCATTATCTTGTAATCTGTAAATGATCTGTTGAAGCAAAATAGTAGCTGTAACGCTTCCAGTTATTTTGTTAAACTCTGGTCGGTAAATGAGTATATTTTTATCACTCTGCACGAAGTCATAAGGTGTCATTTTGCCACCTTTCTAAGCCATACAATCGCTTTAAATTTTGCATTATTTGATAAAGGTATGGCATTAATAAATTTTATGATCGCAAAAATAATATTTACTTTCATGCCACTACCGCCATATGAGCAACTAGCTTATAGTGGTTTCCAACTTTTCCACTCTCTAAGATCATTTTTGAGTCTATAAGCTCTTTAACTCTTGGAGTGACTACGTTGATAGGAATATCTGTATTGTCTGCTATATCTTGACGTGTACAGTTTGGATGATCTACGATGTAGTTGTAAACTTTAAATCGTTTGTGTTGTGCGCTACCGCTTGCGTATGTGTTGCAGTAAGCTATAAGTGAAGTATCTCGCATAGTTAACCTTTTTTGGAACTTATGCTTACAAAGAGGGTGCGGAAGTTCCACCAGACCGCCCCTTGTAAACATTCTATAAGCCCATCAAAGTTAAACTTTCAGGGCAACGCTGACGTTGTAGCCACCCTGTTCTTGGTCGGACTCTGGGTGGCTTTTACACTAAAGGATTTTGACGTGAGCTATTAAGCTCCATCGAACGCAAATTAATTGCGCTCTGTGGAAGTTATTAGGTCAAATGCTACTAATTTAGGGTTTATTGTAATAAGTTCTTCTTGCTCTGCGATTCTTGATAACGTAGGTCTTATAAGCCTACACACAACCTCAGATCGTGTTATATTCTTCTCAAAAGCTATCTTTTCAATTAATTCAAAATCATCAGAATTAAGCGAAATAGTTATCCTGTTTAACTTTTTATCTTGGTCTTCTTCACTAGCACCAAATAGTGTATTAGTGCACACTTAGTAACTCCTCATAACTATTGACCACACTTTTTTGATGGTGTATGATTAATGCATAAAAGAAGATCATCATATGACTTCTTAGCCTTTTTGACGTAAGACTTAAATTCAGACTTTGAAACTTGATTTGGAACTAGCGTTGCTAATTTTTTCAAGTGTTCAATTTTTGGAGTTTTAGCCTTATGAACCCTATGTTTTAGAACTTTTAAATAGTTTTCTGTAATAGTTTGTGTTTCCATGCGTGAATATTACAGTAACTGTAATAAAAAGTTTCTTAAATATATTTCAGTAACTGTACTTTTACATTTGTTACAATTTCTGTAACTTTAAAGGATAAAAAATGACATTAAAAGAAAAGCTTAGATTCTTACTTGATGGATACGGCAGAGGTGGAAAGGCTAAACTGGCTGAGTATTTAGAGGTAAGTCCAAACTATATTACTCGCTATGCAGAAGAACAGTATAATGATACATTTTTACCTTCAAAGTATTTCAAAAAAACGGCTGATTTTTTTGGTGTAGAACCCACATATTTTTTAGATGATGAAATTACGACAAAGCCTGTTAGAACTGTTAAAGTTATTGGAACTGCATCATGTGGTGGTTTAGATTTAAACCATTTTCAATGTAATAGATTTGCATTATTTAATGGAGATGACTATAACGAAAGATACTATTGTGTAATTGCAAATGGAGATAGTATGTCTCCAGAGATTGATGATGGTGACGAAGTAATATGTGATCCGCAGGCAGAAATTATTAATGGTGATATGGTTCATTACACAATAGGAAATGAAAGCGCTTTAAAGGTGTATTTTAAAGATGAAGATGCATATATAGTTCAATTTGTACCTTATAACCCTAGTGATACGTTTAAAACTAGAACTGTTAGATTAGATGACGATTCAGTAGAGATAAAAATGGCTAAGGTAATATCCGTAAATAAAAGAAAGACAAATAATAGATTGGCAAGATTAAAACTTATAGGGAGAGCGTAAATGGAAGTTTTATTATTTTTGGTACTTTTTTCTGTTTTATGTGGAATGTATGCAAACAAATTAAATCGTAATGGTTTTGGTTATTTTATTTTATCTCTTTTTTTAACACCTCTATTTGGTTTTGTTTTACTTTTTATACTTGGTGAAAATAAAGAAAACATAGTAAAGAATTCTAAGTCATATGATATTGCAAGAAATGATGAGGATGATGACATAGTATATGAAAGATACAGAATGGAGTTTGAATCTGACATTAACACTATTTTAAGAAAAGTTATAAATTTTTATAGTAAATATGATTTAGAAGAATACGAGCATAACACAGATATTGAAAAAATGTACACAAATGGTAAAAATTACTTCATTCTAAAAAAAATAAATAATAGTGTTGTCCTTGAATTGTACAATTTACCAAAATTTAGAGATATTAAACCAGTAACAAACAATTCTGAAAAATTAAATATCGATGATCTAGTAAAGCTTGGAGAACTTTTAGATAAAGGCGTTTTAACAAAAGAAGAATTTGAAGCACAAAAGGCAAAATTACTTAATGCATAAACTAGCCATACTCTCGCTCATATCCACGCTATCTTTTGCCACCGAAGCAATCGTAACAAAGATAGTGGATGGCGATACTATCCACGTTAAAATGAACGGAAAAGAAGAAAAAATCCGTATTCTCTACATCGATACACCTGAAAAGTACGGTGGATCTAAACTAGAAAAAGATGCAAAGAAAGCAGGAATATCAGCCGAAAAAGAACAAGAGCTAGGAAAGCTATCAAGCGGTTACGCTGCGAAGTTCTTCCAAAAAGGCGATAAAGTAAACGTCATATCGGATAAAAAAGATCAATACGGCCGTATGCTTGGAACAGTAAGCAAAAATAGTGTTGACTATTCAACTCAGATCATCAAAGATGGTTACTCCTGCATCTATAAAAAGGAGAAATACCCTAAAGAGCTTGATAATGTACTCCAAGAAGCTAAAGAGTCAAAAAAAGGGTTATGGAGCGTTGATTTTGAGGTTATGAATAGGTTGTGTAGGTAAAAATTTTAAAAAAGGAGTCTTTGTGCCAGAGTCTAATGTGGAATTGATTAATATAAATAATTTTCAAGATATTGAGCTTTATTTTGATAAACTTACAAAAGGTGAAAATGTTGCTATTGGTGATATAGCAGAAACAATAACAGTTGCTATAAAACTAGATGGTGGACGCTTTACAAACTATGAAGCTCCTTATGTAGATGCTGTTATCGCCAATATGATTATAGCTCACCAAGATGCTTATAAAAAAATTGTAAAACAATTGAAAAAAGATTACGGTGTAACCGATCTTGATGAAGAAATTTTGTTACAATTCAAATTGGAAGCTGGTTGTTTAGAAGCAAAATTAAAAGAAATAAATAGATTGATGGAGCATATAAAAAGTATGACACCAAAAATGCAAGTATTCGTTTTATCAACAATTGTATTAGGCGTATTTGGAGTAGCTTCGTACAATTTAATATCTCAGCATATGAGAGATAATCAAGAAATAGCAAGATCTAAAGCTCAAACTGAAAATGTTATACAAATCATAGAAGCAGTAGATAAAGTAAGGTCAAATGCAAAACTTGAAAAAGCTGTTAATGAGCCTAAAGAAAAAACTTTAAAGAAATTAAATGTAGATGAAAATTTATCATATCAGCGAGATAGTGGAAGAACAGCACAGGTTACTAAAAATGAAATTACGAATTATGATTCTACAATACAAGAACCTCCTGTACAAGAAATTGAAACAATAGAAACAATTACAATAAAAGTTGCTGCTATAAATTATGGGGATGACCAAAAAATGGTTAAAATTGTAGGAAATTCTCAGTTATTTAGTAGAGATTTTCTTTCAGTTCCTGATAGAATAAAGCTGGCTGGTAAAGCAGATAATAATGAACAGATTAATGTTAGTGTTAAATTCTTTAAAGACCAAAAAGGCAAAGTTTTAAGGGCATATTTACTTAGTATTGTAGAATAAGATAGAGCGCTTTTGCGCTCTATCTTCTTTATGCTATTTATTCATGTCAGTGTAGTAAGTATACCACATTATCTATTTCTCATCTCCACCCACAATCTTCTAAGAGATAAAATACCGGCTCTTATTTTTTCATATATATAAAATGCTATTTCAAATAAAAACAATAATATTGCAAACATCAACATAAAAAACAAAATTATAATATCTTCCATACTAACTCCTATTCCTTTTTGACATTATACACTTTTATTTTGGAAAATTACAGTAACTGTATCTTTTTTAAGTTTTATTTAATTACAGTTACTGTAACATTCTAATCAGCGAAACAAAAAAGCTAGTCCAACCACTTGGAAGCGATAGGACTTAAAAATAAAATGCGCCAAATGAGTGAAAGCAGATTGAAAAGGGTCTGCGCCATACATGCCCACTTCGCTTATGTGGGGTTGTAGATGATAAGCGATTTATAAAGCCTATTTAGTCCGACCGTAGGCTTTATAAAGTTTAAAAGGAGAGACGATGAAAAGACGTATCAAAAGTAAGATAAAAAAAAGAGACATTTATATTTTATTGCACCATAATCTAAAACAAATGCTTAGGATGCAACGACTTATAGAATTTACTTTTATATTACCTAATAAGTCAGATTTTACAATTAAGGAGAAAAGATGAGAGATGGCGTAAAGGCACAAGTAGATCAAGCAGTAGAATCTGGTTATCTAAGAGGTGACGAGCTAGAAAGTGTTAAAGAAAATTTATTTCACAACGACGAAGTAAAAATATTGATCATCCCAAAAGGAACGACTATTAAAATAAATGGTATCCCCTTTACATTAAAAGAGGATACGGAGGTTTATGGGTTAGTGTCTAATTTAGAGTTGGCATTCAGAGAGCATGAGGTTAGTTCATCCTAAATGCTTTCCTAGCCAAGTAGCACAATCACCTTTAAAACCTTGCCAATGATAAGATTTATTAGTTATGTCTACTACTAAAATTACATCATTGCTATCAATAGCTGTTTGAAGATGGTCTCTTGCTTGTTGTGTATTATATTTAGATTTTATTATCCAAGTAGAATCTGCACAATGCCAAGTAGAACCATCACTTAATCCACGTATACGGTCGTATAAACCAGAGTAGTTTTGCCCTTTATCTTTACCAACAGCACCACCTTTATTCAAATCATACGTAATCAACAAAGCATTCATTCTAAAAACTCCTTGTGTGTATTTTGTATAGGCAAAACCATTATACCACGAGGAGCTTCTAGAGTGAAAACTCAATAAAACACACTATGAATACAGCGCAGACACTGATCATCGGTCACTAGGCATAACGGGGTGACGGTAGTGTGTTTTAACCTTCCACTGAGAACATGACACATTCAACAACAATATATTAAGTAGTGTTTATTTGATGAAAACAATGGTTTTGTGCGTGTTCTGATAGAGGGTTTATTTGATGGCATTAAGCATTCAACAATAGCACATGTTAATTCGAGAAAAAAGGTTTTGCACGTGCCATCAAGTTTTTAAATGGTGAGTAGTCAAGTGGACAAAGGACGTAAGGGTGCAGTCCAGCGTAGCAAATAAAAACCCAAGTCGAGTGTCGTAATGCGCCAGCAAAGCCAAAAGGCAATGGGCTACTCACTTTTTAAGAACTTACACAAAGGAGTCCGACCAATGAGTACACAAAGAATTTTAAAAACTAGAGCATGGGTTATGCGTTTCAACAAATTTAAGAAACAAACAACAAGACACACTATTTTAGTGTTAATGACTATGGGGGGTTTAGCATGAGCCGATCAGATGCAGAAGTTATCCAGCGTATGAATGAAGATAGAGAATTTGAATACTATCAAGAAAATATGCAGTATATGCAAAGTGGAGAGGAGCAGTATCAATCTTGCTTAGATGAAGCAGATGCAGAACTGCAAGAATGTTATACAACAATTTCACAAACAATTAAACAATTACATAAACAATATGGCTTTAGTATTGTAGAGATACTAAATAATATGGTTGTTCCATCTATTGAAGCGGAGGTTACAAAATGAGCGATTTTAAAAAATTATCCGCACCACTAAGCGCAGATGAAATAGAAATGAGAATTGGTAGTGGTGTTTCGGATGGTAGAGGATTTCCTTTGTTGGCTTATAAAACAGCTAGAGTTGATGCAAAAAGGCTAGATGATGCTTTCGGTGTACTTTGGAAAAATAATTTTTTTTACGACAAAGATGGTCTTTTGTGTTGTGAAATTTCAATTTATGACAAAGACACGCAACAATGGATTGGGCGATGCGATGTAGGCACAGAAAGTAAAACAGAAAAAGAAAAAGGTCTTTATTCTGATGCTTTTAAACGTGCAGGTTTTAAGTGGGGAATTGGTGCAGAGCTTTACAACTTCCCAAGCATTTGGATTGAGTGGGATAACTGGGATAACAAAAATGGTAAAAAATATCCAAAATTTTATACAGATAAAATCGTTATTAGTGAATATGAAAACGAAAATGGCTTTGTTAAAAAGTTAAAGCTCGAATACGATGGAAAAGTCATTTATGAGTTTGGAAAACGTCAGCAATCAAAACAAAAACAAAAAGAAAAAGAAGATGTTGCTATAGATAAAAGATTTGATTTAATCATGGATATTGAAAAGCTAATTATAGATACTGGAACAAGTAAAGAAGAAATGCTTAACTTTTACAGAATTGATAGCTTAGATGTACTGGACGAAGAAAATCTTTTAAAAGTAAAAGCGATACTTATTAAAAAGAAAACTCCAAAGGCTGCATGATGGAAAGATTACTATTAGAGCAAGGATCACAAGAATGGCACGATTTAAGAGCTAAATATCATCGCACAGCTTCAAGAACTCCTATAGTTCTTGGGCTTTCACCATTTCAAAAAAAAGATAATTTAGCAAGAGAGTTAAAGTTTGGAATAAAGCCTTATTACAATAACGCTATGAAGCGTGGAAATGAATTAGAGCCTTATGTTAGAGAGTTAGCAAATAAGTATTTTAATGACATTTTTGAGCCTGCAGTAGGTATTAATGCTGATTTTTTAGCTTCGCTTGATGGTATTAATTTTGATGCAGACACAATTATCGAAATTAAAGTAAGCGAGCATACATATAACGAAGTAAAAAATGGTCGGATACCTGAACACTACAAAGCGCAAATGCTTCATCAACTTTATGTATTTGAAGCAAAAAAAGCATACTTAGTGGCTTACAGCGAGAAGAACGATGAAATAGCAGTAAGCGATGCTGTACTTGATGACCCAGTATGGTTTTGGAATATGCTTACATCATGGAAAGAGTTCGAAAACTTTATGAGCACATACGAGCTTGAAGAAGAAATTGAACATACAGATACAGAGTGGGAAATGTTGGCTTGTAAGCTAAAAGATATTAGCGATCGTAAAAAAGAGCTTGAAGCAGAAGAAGCCGAATATAAAGAGGCACTTTTATCAATGGCTAACGGTGTAAAGTCTAAAGGATTTGGAGTTTCTGTTTACCCTACTAAGAAAAAAAGTGTTGATTATAAAACTCTTTTGGCTGAAAACAAAATAGATGCTACTCCATATACTAAAGAAAGTATATCTTGGTCGGTAAAAGTGTCGTGAAAATCCAATTTAAAAAAGAACGAGGACAACTTATCCCCTACTCTGACGAAGACGAGCGCAAACTAAAGAAAATGCAAGATGGAGCATGTTACGTTGTTGAAATCAAGAACTTAGACACTCGGACACTTCAACAGAACAAAGCACTTCACAAGTATTTTTCTTTAGTTGCTGAGGCTTTAAACGATAGACAACTCACAGTTAAAACAATCATCAAGGCAGACATTGAATGGAATCCATTAAGCGTTAAAGAAATGCTTTGGAAGCCTATACAAGAAGCCGTATTGCACAAGAAATCAACAACGGAGCTAAAACGCAAAGAGATAGACGATGTTTACGACACTATCAACTTAGCGTTAGGTCAAAAATTCGGTATTCACGTACCGTTTCCAACGATAGAAAAAGGGTAGTAATGCCTGACGAAATTCAATACGAAGCATTACAGCTAATGCTATGCAATAAAGAACGTGTGAGCGTAAAAGATGCGCTTAGAGCTATGGAAACAATATCAAAAATGAAAGGCGAAAAATGTTTAACCGTGTAATCATGCTCGGCAACCTAACCAGAGATTGTGAACTACGCTACCTACCAAGCGGTGGCGCAGTTTGTACAACAGGGTTAGCTACAAATAGAAGATTTAAAAAGCAAGACGGTAATCAAGGCGAAGAAGTATGCTTTATCGACATCACCTTTTTTGGACGTACTGCAGAGATCGCTAATCAATACCTAAGCCGTGGAAAAAAAGTATTGGTTGAAGGTCGTTTAAAACTCGATCAATGGACAGATCAACAAGGTGTAAAGCGCTCAAAGCACTCTATCACTGTTGAGTCATTGCAGATGATGGATAGCAAAGGTCAACCAGAAGGCGAAAGACATGAAGATGGTGGAGTTCCTGACATTGACATTAACGATGACGAGATACCATTTTAGCCTTTACAGCTCACTACACGTAGTGGGCGATAAATACTAAAACGCATTTAAACACTCGTTTCCATTTTGGAAACTACTCAACTATTCGGGATTACCGAACAACTCAAACAAAGGTACAGATATGAGCATTTTTAAAAATCCTGATTTATACCCAACACCGCCAATGTTAGCTATAAAAATGCTAAGCAAGGTTAAGCACTGGGGAAAAATCAAAAGCATTTTAGAGCCATCGGCAGGCATGGGCGATCTTGTTGAATCAATAAAAGACAAATGCAGACACAACAATGTAGACATTTCAGCGATTGAAATAGACACACATTGTGCTGATATGTTGAGAGGGAAAGGGATTCAGGTAATAGATTCAGACTTCTTGCAATACAACGGCTTAGAACAGTTTGATCTTATTGTTGCAAACTTTCCATTTAGCGATGGAGACAAGCACCTGCACAAAGCGATTGACATTTTATTCAGTGGTGAAATTGTATGCCTTTTAAACGCTGAAACACTTAAAAATCCTTATTCAAACAGCCGAAAAGACTTAGTCGCAAAGCTCAATAAGTTGGGCGCACACGTTGAGTACATTCAGAACGCTTTTAGTAATGCTGAACGCAAGACAGATGTTGAAGTTGCGCTGATCTACATTGAGAAAATTAGAGAAGTAGAAACGGAACTTTTTGAGGGCATGAATGAGGACGTGACAGAGTTTGAAAGCATTGAAGAAAAGCACGAAGTAGCAACGCATAACCAAATAGGCAACATCGTCAAACGCTACAACAAGGACAAAGAAGCCGTCACAAATCAGATCATGGACTTTTACAAAAATTATAAATCGTTATCTAAGTATCTAAGCCTCGCAGTCGTAGGAGAAAATATCCAACAGTACAACAAGCAAGTTGAAGAGGAAAAAGGCGATCTTACGGAGATTATGAAGAAAAAGCTTAACTACTTTTCAACACTTTTGAAAAAGACATACTGGTTGGAGACTATGAAACTTGATGAAGTCAAAAGACGTCTAACGTCTAAAAAGAGAGAAGAATTAGTCAAGGAATTAGACAAGTTTAGACATATGGACTTCACGGAAAGCAACATAAGACAGCTAATTATCAACCTTCTTGCAAAGTTTCCAATGATGATCGATGAAGCGATAGACTACCTTTTTGAGGAACTTACAAAACACGCTTTAAGAGATACCCGTTGGGGGTCAAACGAGTATGCGGCAAACATTCATTACTACAACGCTTGGAAAACTAACACGGCTTTTAAGATCAATAAAAAAGTCATCATGCCTTTCTATACTGGGTGGAGTGGCATTTACTCTTTGAGCTGGGAGCAAGAGAAGTTTTTCGATGATATGGACTTGGTAATGGGCTATTTAGACGGAGGATTGACACAAAAACAAAAGAAGATTGTAAGCGGCGAAGATGTTGAAGAAAAAAGCGAACCATCAACTGGGAAAGTCGTTAAATACTATCTTCAAGACTTAAAAATCACCCGTGATATTGATACAAAATATTTCAAGGTGAGTGTGTTTAAAAAAGGCACGATGCACATCACTTTTAAAGATGAGGATTTGCTAAGACGTTTCAACATTCACGTTGGGAAAAAGCGTAATTTCTTACCTATGGATTACAGCAATAAAGATTACAAAGACTTAACACCAAAAGAAAAAGAGATGGTGAAAGATTTTGACGGTGGCGAAAAATCATACAAAACGATAGAGAGACATTTAGTCTTGAATCACTTTAATGAACAGCTTTTATTAGGAGCTTAATAATGGAATACCTAACACTATTTTCCATCGCTTTCATTCTATGCCTCATTCCTTTTGTAGGTGGTAAGCCAAAGAAGAAAGGCTCTATTGACCCGATAAAAAGCGTGAAAGGGTTGAAGTTATGAAATACATAGCAACAATAAGCGGAGGTAAGGACAGCGTAACAATGTGTGACTTGCTTTTAAAGAATGGGTATCCAGTTGATTACATCATTTTTCAAGACACGCTAATGGAATTCGATTTGATGTATCACTATATTGAAAAATTAAAAAGTTACTTTAAAAATAGATATAAAAAAGAAATTATCGTTACTAAACCTAGAACCACTTTTGAGCATTGGTGTTATGGTGTTATAAATGATAAAACTTCTAAATTTGATGGATGCATAAGAGGTATCCCAATGGTTTGGTCTGAGCCTTGTTATTGGAGAAGAGAGGCAAAAGTAAAACCATCAGAAGAGTTAATAGAAAGCCTTATAGGCTGTTATGGTGAACGTAAAATTTATATTGGTTATACACTTGATGAGAGAACCAGAATACAAAAAGATGAAAAACTCCTATATCCACTTATAACAGAATTTAAAATGACTGAACGTGACTGCAAGCATTATTTAATTAATGAAGAAATGGAAAATCCTCTTTATAAATTTTTTAACAGAACTGGTTGCGGTATGTGCCCAGGGCAAAGTGAAAAAGCTTGGTATCAAGTATGGAAGAATTTTAAAGACATGTGGACTTATATGGTATTAGTTGAAAATAGATTAGATCAGCTTGAAAAAAGTGGTATTGGCATTAAAAACAAATATTGGTTCACAAAGTTTAGAACGTGTGCTGACATGGAAAAACTATTCAAAAAGATGGAAAAGCAAGGAAGCTTATTTGAACTATCAGATGAGCCACTAAAAGACTGCTTTTGCAAGATTTGAGGTGATACATGACCCACGAAAAGTTCCTAGAAAAGCAATGGCAAAACTATCAAACTATATGCAATATGAAAGGGATGGATGCAGGTACAAAAGAGGACTATATCAAAAGGCAAACTCCTACATACTATAAGCCTGACGTATTGCTAGAAAAAACACCAAAATCACCATGTCTTAGTGTTAAAACACCTATTTTAAAAGCAGAAGAAAACATCACCCTATCACGTAGAGAATTAAAACGTATGCTTGAAGAAGTAGCGTTAAGAGCTTATGAACTTGGTATTAAGGAAAGTGCATGAAAAAACAATCAACTATGACAGAAATTCTAAACAACTTTGATCCTGAATTTGGTTTAATTGTTGACCTATTTGCGGGTGGAGGTGGTGCAAGTGAAGGCATTAAAAGTGTATTTGGTCGTGACCCTGATGTTGCGGTAAATCATGACCCCGATGCTATTGCAATGCACCAGGTAAACCATAGAGATACACTACACTTCACAGCCGATGTTTTTGAGGTTGACCCTAAAAGTATTTTCCCTGAGTACCCTGTTGGGTTACTATGGGCTTCACCATCTTGCACACACTTTTCAAAAGCACGAGGGTCTAAGCCAGTATGTAAACAGTTGCGCTCCCTTGCGTGGGTTGTTGTGAAATGGGCAAAACTTAGAAAACCTAGACTTATCTTTTTAGAAAATGTTGAAGAGTTTGAAAGTTGGGGACCAGTTGATAAAGATGGTTTTCCTGTAAAAGAAAAAGCAGGACAGACATTTACTTCTTTTGTGAACTCTCTTAAAACGCTTGGCTATGATGTTGAGTGGCGTACGATGCAAGCGCATGAGTACGGAGCACCGACTATTCGCAAACGTCTTTTTATGGTTGCACGTTGTGATGGCTTGCCTATAGTATGGCCGCAAGCAACACACGGTGACCCTGAAAGCTCACAAGTAAAAAAAGGGAAGTTGAAACCGTATCGATGTGCAGCTGAAATTATCAATTTTAACAATCCTAGCTATTCTATTTTTATGTCAAAAGATGCCATCAAGGAACAAAAGCTCAGAATCAAACGCCCTTTACAAGAAACCTCTTTAAGACGTATTGGCAAAGGACTTGAAAAATTTGTGCTCTTTAATCCTGCACCGTTCTTAGTCACCTCAAATATGATAAACCAAGATGGATACATCGATGCTTCATGGATTGTGAAATACTACAACAACAAGAACAATCCAAAGCAAGTTATGGGGAGTAGTTTAAAAAGCCCATTGCCTGCAATTACAACGGTTGATCACAACGCTTTAGCATCGGTGACATTTGCACCGTTTGTTTCTAATTACTTTGGAGAAAGGCAAAAAGACGGTCAAAAGGTAGCTGATGGTAGAGGTACTTTATTTACGGCTCCCATTACAACCATCACAAGCGGAGGAATGAGGCATGCCCTGGTATCTCCTTTACTCATAGCGATTGACAATAAAAGCTCACAAGGCTCAAATTGGAGTGCCTTAGCACCTATAACGACCATTACCACAGAAAACAGACATGCGCTTATTGAAGCGAGTTTTTTGAGTGTTTATTACGGTACTCCTAATGAAATCGGACAGCATCTTTGCAGACCTACTCGAACAATTACAACAAAAGACCGTTTCTCAAAAGTGGATGTAGTGTTTGATAGAGCAACAAATACATCATGGGATAAAGCAACCATGAAGAAAATCGAAGCGGTGCGTGATTTCTTAGCAGAGTACACCGACATAAATGATGAAGAAATGCGCATGGGGATTGTCACCATAAATGGCATGAAGTACCAAATGGTAGATATTAAACTTCGTATGCTGACTGCTCGTGAGCTTTATTGTGCTCAAGGGTTTAAAAAGTCATACATCATTGATTATGCACTCAATAAAAAGGCACTCTCAAAAGAACAACAAGTAAAGATGTGCGGTAACAGTGTATCACCTATTCATGCACAAGCCGTTGTATCAGCAAATTACAATGTGATTGTTGAAAATAGAGAAGTAGCTTAACGAATTTGGGTGGGGACACACTCTTTCAAGCACCCCACAGATGAAAGTATAACATAAAGGATTAAAAGTAAAAAACATGTAAGCGGTCCACAACAAGTATTCATTGAGCCAAACAAATTGGTTATTCAATGAGTTTGATACATGGAGTATCGCTTACAAGCCCTAGATTCCAAATAGTTTGTATACTAGATGGCAATGAGTTTTGTAATTTTATAGTGCCGACCAAGAAACACAAGTAAAGCAACAACTCGCATTACTAGGGAAAATGCCAAATTACTCCCAGTTTCATGTCTCAGTACTCTAACTAGCTTGGTCTAACGTAGTGTTGAGGAATATTAGACTGTTACGGAGCAATTCAAATCACCACAGACAAGTATACATTCGACAAAACTTGTCAGAACGCACCTCCTAAGAGTAAATTTGAATTCATATCATAAGCATTTAAAACTTAATTGATTCTGAGACTCATAAGAGCTAAATAGTTAGCGTTATTTGACATACGTTTAGATGTTAGCAATAAAAAAAAATGAAATTTTAATGTAAAAAGGCAATACAATGATATGCAAAAAATGTAAAACACAAAATGCACCGCACATGCACAAATGCTTTGCGTGTGGATACACAAAGTTCGAGGATGAACCAGTTTCCATAGATCATGAAAACAGTCAAACAGAGCGCAACAACAAAGCGTTCTACGATGGATATAAAGGAGAAGTACACGAATGAAGCTTGAAGAAATTGAAACACAAGAAGATTTCGACGAACAAATGGAAATCTACAAAACAAGTAACGCTCCACTTGAAATGAGACAAGAGTACATTAAAAAACTCAGAGCGATGTATCCTGAGTTTGACAACAGCAACCGCTTGCCAAGTAAAGAAATCTTCCAAATGATGAAAGATGGTGAAGCGGATATTAGTGATATAGGTTTTAATTAAAGGAGTCCGACCAATGTTGACAATAGAAGTAGATGCTAAAACAATAGCTAAACAAGTAGCTGTTGAAGTTGTAAAAATGATGCAACTAGAAATCAAAAGACAAATATATCCTTTTCAAATAAAAGGAGATGCAAACGCTGGCTCTATGATTGGAGTAACTGGAGAAGCTATGAAGCAAAGGAGACATAATGGATTTTATAGAGATGGTTATCATTTTGATAAAAAATCCGATAAAATTATCATGTGGAATAGAGATGCCTTGCTAGAGGAGTCGCTAAATGATAAAAGTTTGCACTAGAAAAAGCAAGGATGGAAATCGACTTTATGTCGAATATTATGAAGGTGGAGAAAGAGTGCGTAAATCACTCAATCTCTTAGAAACAAAAGCTAATATCGCATATGTTAATAGAAATATTATACCTGAAATCGAACGAAAACTAAAGTATGGTTTACGATTTGATGACTATAAAATATCAGAATTTACATGTAAGGTATTAGAGCAGACAAAGAAAAAAAGAAAGTTAAATACTTACGAGACATATGAGTCTGCTATTCGTAAGTTTTTTAGCATAATGGGCGATGTAAGCGTTAATAAGCTAAGAACTAAAGACATAGATAGATATGTTGAACTCTTAGAAAAACAAGGCATGTCAAGCGCAACTATTACAATGTACTTAGCTCCAATAAGCTTAGCGTGTAAGGAAGCAATACGAATAGATGTTATTGACAAAAATCCAGTTACTTATGCGCTTAAGCCACCAGTAAAAAATAAAGAGAAGAAAGTATTTAACCTTATGCAAATGCACAATTTGTTAAACAATGCAGAAGGTGAATTAAAAACATTTCTTTATTTTGCATTTTTTACTGGAGCAAGACCAAATGAAGTCTTAGCTTTAAGATGGGAAGATATAAAAGAGGAATGTATCAACATTAGAAGAACTAGGGTACAGAGAAAACAAGAGAATTTACCAAAAGGTGGAAAAGAGAGACAAATAACCCTCTTGAAACCTTTAAAAGATTTTATTTCAAAAATAGAAAACAAAAATGGTAAAGTTTTTAAAAGTTCTTACTCTCGAATATCATATCATTTTTACAGGCTTCAAAAAGAAGTAGGATATGAAAGAAGGGTTATGCATACAATAAGGCATACATTCGCTAGTTTGCTACTACAAGCTAGAGAAAACCCAACTCTAATACAATACTTTTTAGGTCATGCATCTCTCAAAATGTTAAATAATGTTTATGCGCACTATATCGAAGATGAAAAAGATACTGAACGCATAGAAAAAATATTTGCATTGTAG